ATGTGCGGACGTTTTGCACAAGCTCAAACCCGTGAAGAGTATCTTGCTTACCTTGCCGACGAAGCCGATCGCGACATCGCTTATGATCCAGAGCCTATTGGTCGGTATAACGTCGCGCCCGGTACAAAAGTCCTGCTGTTGAGCGAACGCGACGAGCAACTGCATCTCGATCCGGTGTTCTGGGGTTATGCGCCCGGGTGGTGGGATAAACCGCCGCTGATTAACGCGCGCGTCGAAACCGCCGCCGCCAGCAGAATGTTTAAGCCTCTCTGGCAACATGGCCGAGCGATTTGCTTCGCTGACGGCTGGTTCGAGTGGAAGAAAGAAGGAGACAAAAAACAACCCAACTTCATTCACCGCGCCGACGGGCAACCAATTTTTATGGCAGCGATCGGCAGCACGCCATTTGAGCGCGGCGATGAAGCTGAGGGTTTTCTCATCGTGACATCAGCAGCTGACAAAGGCTTGGTTGATATCCACGATCGCAGGCCACTAGTTCTGTCACCGGAAGCGGCCCGCGAATGGATGCGGCAGGATGTTGGTGGGAAAGAGGCTGAAGTGATAGCCGCCGACGGCGCTGTGCCAGCCGACAAATTCATTTGGCACCCCGTTCTACCATCAGTAGGCAATCCTCGTAATCAAGGATCTGATTTGATTATGCCAATACACTCTGTCTAGCTTTCAACATAATTTTTACTTTTATTACTCTTGCATAGTATAATTTCGAAAAGGAAATGACAGAGCAGATACTATGTGGAATTATATTAAAAATAACGAAGCAATTACTGTTGCTATACTTAGTGCACTAGCTTACGTCGCCACGTATATCTTCGAGTGCGGATACGCAAATTTTTACGGCATTCCAAAAGAGTTAATATCCATCTCCTTGGGAAATATTATAACAATGTCCCTCACTCTTTTTGTTGTGTCTTACATGTGTTTCATTTTCTGCAGCCTTCCTCTGGTATTAATGGCTAGACTGAATAAAAATATATACATATCAACAATATTACCACGTATAATCTCATTTTCCATTTTTGTTACAATCATTCTTTTTTTGAATGGCTCCGCCAATTATATTAATTTAAAGAAAACCATTTATACTATGGTGGCAATTTTCTTTATGGCTTCATTCATGGCTTTCCTCAAGGAGAAGGAGAAGGAGAAGGAGAAGGAGAAGGAGAAGGAGAAGGCCATACAAATGAACGAAGCTTCACCTTTCAAAGTAATTGACAGCGCTTTTGCAAATTTATTTATTGCGGGTGCAGCGTCGATGATATTTATTTTAAGCTGCGGGACATATATTGCTAAAACCACCTTACCTTTAGGGAATATTCAGTTAAGCGGTAAGGAATACTCTATCATTCGCGTTTATGGAGAGAATTTCATAGCCATAGCAAAAGAAGACATGAGTAAAGAAACTGCAAAAAGAAATAAAATCTATATATTTAAAGGTGAAGACCTTAAGTCCACCCCAATTATTACCCATGAAGTAAAACCTGCCAAGGAAAATAAAATCAATACTCCTTAGATAAAAACAAACCACTTTAAATATTTTAAAATTTCATTTCACACTTATTAAATCTGCGAATCTTGTTGTATACCGCGGCGACAGCATTTCGCGTTTCATTTGCCACTGCTGCTGTATGCCCTGCCCGGCAAAGTAGAGCGTGCCTTTCCCTCCTTTCGCGTTCAGATGATCAAGCACCTCCATCAACTTATCGCTTCCGGCCCGCGGTGCGTTCTCATCGAACAAGTTTAGCTGGGCGATGCCCTGGCTGAAGAAGTCACCCAGCATAATGCCGGCTTTCTGGTACCGGTGCCCATCCTGCCAGATTTTGTCCAGGCACTTTACCGCGGCGTTGATAATGTCGCGGCTATCCTGCGTGGGCGTGAGCAACTTCATTGAGGCGCTATTACCGTAATATGGTTCGTTAAGGGCGAAGGGAGAGGTTTTCACGAACGCAGAGATAAAGCGGCAGTACTGATGTTCATCCCGAAGTTTTTCAGCACCACGGGCGGCATAGCTGCAGATAGCCTGGCGCATCTGTTCATACTCAGTAACGCGTTCGCCGAATGACCGACTGCAGACGATTTCCTGCTTAGCTGGAGCAAATTCCTCCAGATCCAGACAGGGTTCGCCGCGCAGCTCTCGGACAGTGCGCTCGAGTACCACGTTAAAGTGTTTGCGAATAATCCAGGTGCTTTGCTCTGAGAGGTCCAGAGCCGTCTTGATGCCCATTGCATTGAGCTTCTTGCTGATACGCCTGCCGACACCCCATACATCCTCTACAGGCACGATAGCCAACAACCGACGCTGGCGATCGATATTGGATAAATCAACAACTCCGCCCGTCTGCCTCTGCCATTTCTTTGCGGCATGATTGGCCAGCTTTGCGAGTGTTTTTGTCTGCGCAATGCCCACTCCTACCGTCAGGTGTGTACGCTTCAGAACCGTAGCACGGATTTCTTTCCCGAAGTCAGTCAGGTCCCGGCAGTTGCGAACACCTGTCAGGTCGCAAAATGCTTCGTCGATGCTGTAAATTTCGACGCGAGGGCTCATTTCCTCAAGTGTCGTCATTACCCGGTTCGACATATCAGCATACAGCTCATAGTTGCTGCTGAAGCAAACAACGCCAGCGCGCCGGAAAAGCTCCTTTTGCTTGAAGAAAGGCTCACCCATGGTAATTCCGGCGGCTTTGGCCTCGGCGCTGCGCGCAATTACGCAGCCATCATTATTCGAGAGAACGACAACCGGGCGCCCTCTCAAATCAGGCCGAAACACCGTCTCGCATGATGCGTAGAACGAATTCACATCACAGAGCGCGAACATGTTCAGCTCGCCGATTTAACGATGAAAGTCACGACGCCGAAAACGTCCAGCGTGTCTTCACTGCCGACGATAATCGGCGAATAAGCGCTGTTCATCGGATTAAGCTGAACGGTTGGGCGGAGCTGCAGACGTTTGACTGTGAATTCTCCTTCAACTGCGGCAATTACGATATCTCCGTGTTCAGCAGTTCGGGAGCTATCCACCACCAGCAGATCACCGTCGCTAATCCCGGCCTCTATCATCGAGTCGCCTGCGGCCTTTACGAAATACGTCGAGCTGGGATGTGCAACTAAAAGCTCATTGAGATCAATACGCTGCTCAACGTAATCAGCTGCCGGGCTCGGGAAGCCACACTGAACTAAGTCGCTGAAAAGTGGGATTGAGATAATTTCTCTCAGTTCTGTAGGTCTGAAGAATTCCATTACGCATACCTCGAATACTGTTTTTATATACAGTAGTTTCATTTGGGTTTGCGCGCAAGACACCACGGTTTCTGCGACTGTGCAAAGCTTCGCCGTTTGGTTTGTAAGTTTCTATCTCGCTTCAAATTATGCTTTTTGTAAATTTTCCCGGTATGACCACGTATGCTCACAATTAAACCGGCTTAGATGCAGGAAATTTTTTATAAAGAGTGCATACGGCTACATCATAAATAATTGCCACCTGCTTCCGATCCACTCCATTTGCGATCAATCTGCCAGCCTGAGCCCATTGCTCTTCGGTCAACTTTGGGCGTCGCCCACCTATTCGCCCTTTTTCTCTCGCCGCCGCTAATCCCGCCCGGGTACGTTCAACGATCAACTCTCTTTCCATTTCCGCCAGTGCTGACATGATGTGAAATATAAAACGCCCCATTGGGCTGGATGTATCAATGCTGTCCGTGAGGCTCTTGAAGTGGATGCCACGCTGACGGAGTTCATCCACCAGCAGCACCAAATTACGCATGCTACGACCAAGACGATCCAGTTTCCAGACCACAAGCGTATCGCCCTCGTTCAGCGTTCTCAGAAGCTTTTTAAGCGCCGGCCGGTTCGCCACAGTTCCGCTCATTTTTTCTTCGAAAATTTGTTCGCATCCTGCTCGTTCGAACGCTTGTCGCTGAAGATCTACGTGTTAAGATTTGATTAAACTCAGACACGGCCTATTTTTTAAAATAACCTCATTAGAAAAAGTGGACCTCGACTTAACCGCAAAAATATTAATAAAAACTACTTATTTAGAAGTGGCCTTTGAATCCAGCTCACAGTCATTATTTTTGGTTGCCATCAAATATAATTAAAAAATAATTTCATTTGACTTACTGCCTACGTGAATAACTGGATTATTCCCAAAATGTACTACTGAATCTCTAAACTCAACATTCAGACCAATAATTGAAAAACATTTCATTATTTTACTAACTTCTTCAATGTTTTTTCCAGTGATAACCAATCCATTATACATTGGTTGGCCAAGCTCGATGATGCCTGTAAGCACTCCAGAACTTTCAAAGACACCTTTCAAAATATTTGCAAATCTTAAGGCTTCAGGATCTGATTTTAAATATGCCAAGCCAACATGAACACCTTCATCTTTAAGCATTAAACAAAGATTAGCGATATCTTTAGCTGATATGTCTCGCCAAGATACATGCTGCTTAATCCTTTCTGTTTCAGAACGATATTCTTCGGCTTTCGCCTTATATTTTTCAATTTTAGCATGAGCATTCTGTATCAAAAGCTCTGTATGCATCTCTTTTTTCTTTGCTATCTGTGTCAATTGCTTTTGACACCACTGTGATAGCAACCATGTCATAACAGTCAACAACGCTGCGATAAAATTTATCTTATCAGGCATCATATGATTGTTAATTTCATTAAACCACACAGGGATAGTTGTACTTAATACAGTGAGGCATAACCCTATAAAAGTTAAAACATTTGCAATGAAGTTGATAGAAATTAAGCATCTTGGTGATAATGACGATTTATTTTTGACTCGTCTAAAAAACGATAGCATTTTAACTTCCTTTTTAGCCATGAATTAAAACAAGATATGATAATGGATGAATAAACTCAATTATTTTCATCATCCGATTGCGGCAGCGTAAATCCCATACCATTTTCCTGTCTGAAAGTAGAATTTGTTGGCATTTTCAAGCGAACATCAATCCAGCTGTTCGCTGGCACATCCATCAGGTCTCCTTTCGTTTTGATGATCTCTCCTTCATCGCCCAGCATGTATTTGCGCTTAAACAGGCGGATTGTCAGCTCGCCGTTGTCGGATTGCTCTGCCTCAACCACGCCCAGCTCCCCCATGCCGCCAGGGTCCATTGGGGGAAGTAGTTGCCATCCCTCTGACGCCAGACCTTCCGAACCAGTCAGCATGTAAACACCTACGTCGAGGCGATACAGAGTTATTCCCTCCGCCTCAGAGTTCGCCGTTCCACAGCCGCACCAGGAGAAACCATCCTCCGCTACATCAGCGCGCTGGCATACATCCCGACTCGTTACGATACGGGCAACTGGTGAGGCAGCCTTTAGAGTGCCATCGCTCGCCTTAGTGGTGTTCCCCGTCGTGTAGGCTTCCTGATACAGCCACCCTGTAGGTGTGCGGTAACTGAAGAAAGTTCTCCCTAACGTGTAGATTTGATGGATGCGAGTTGGTCTACCTCCTCGAGCAATTACGATTGAGGTAATACTCTGGTTTCCTGGGACCCCCATGTAGCTGGCGTCCTCTACTGACCATATAAACGATGAGGGGTAGGACTCGCTCATAGTATTAAGTGGAACTGATTCAGTAATTTCACGCCCCAGACCAAAAGCCCCCACGGTTAGAACTTTCTTTTGACCGGAATCACCCCAGGAACTTTGAGCATCCAATAAAGCGCTACTTCCCAAACCGAGGTTTGTGCGAGCGTCTTCTGCCTTCGTTGCACCGGTACCGCCGTCAGCAACAGCCAGCGCCCCGTTACTCCCTTTCTGCGCCAGTTTACCGATGCCGGGGATGGTTACTGACTTGCCGTTGATGGTTACAGTGATGCTCTGATTTGCTGATGTGGTGGCGAACGTCTCCCACGCACCGATATTCTCGTCATACTCGTTAATGAGCTGAGACATCGCCTGCGCCAGGCCATCGACCGAGATATTGTCAGATACAAGAATGCCGTACTTCTGGCCACTCAGCGCCGGGGAAGCAGCTGGCGTAACTGTCATTGATGTGGCGCTGTTCACGGATGAAATCTGGAACAGCTGGACCGGGTTAGACATGACGATAATCGTCTGGCCAGCGCGAACCTGGCTGGCCGGTGCCGTCCAGTTTGTGCCGGTGCCGGTTGCGGTATTTCCGTTAATAGCGATAGTGCCTGTGTTATAAATCATAGGTACCTCTTAATTAATTGATCGCTATAAACGATCAATAACTAAATATTGATTCGCACAAACGATCTGAATAATTAATGTTTATTTGTGAATATGGGCATCCCACTAATTAATGGAATGAAAAATGAAAAAGAACTATTTATCGATGCTTATTGGCGTGACGTTATTGTCAGTGTCATCACTGTCTGTAGCTTCAGAAGCGGGACACACATCCAATCCTGGATATGGCGATGGTGGAACAGCACAGAAACGCCAGATTGACGCTTGTGTTAACGCGAATACATCCACTGTCACGTCTTACGATAATGTCTCACACGTTAAGCCATGTACTGGTGGCGTCTCTTACAAAGACAGAGAACTCCCGGCCCAAAAAATTAAAGCACCATTCAAGTAAAATAAATAAAGCCCCTGATGGGGCTTTATTTTTATGACGCGGAAAATGAACCTGAACCACGTGCAATCTGCAACACCGGCGATAGAATCTCTTTCTTCGATGCGTTAGTTCCTCCCGACATATCATTTACGCTTATTGATGCAGTCACTACCTGTTTCGTAATACCGCTTTTCGCAAAAATCACCGGGACCGCTACAGCGTTGGTTGTATTCCGGGTTGAACAGGTTACCCACTGATAATCCTTTGTGGTTCCGTCGATGGTCACTGATATCCGCGCAGTGGCATCGTCGCCAGATACGCCATATATCAATACAACCGCTGATACAATTACTGTCTTGGGCTTGCTGGTTCCGGTTGTATCCGTATAAGTCAGATTGGTCGTTACACCTCCTGAGCCTGATTTGGATTTATCCAGACCGACACCTGCGTTAACCACATCACCGACAAAATTCTCAGCCTCCACTGTCCCCCTGAAGGAACCACTGGTTGCCGTCACTTTCCCGGTAAACTCCCCGTTCGTGGCGTATACCGTTCCACGCACGGTGACATTATTGAACACGGCATAACCGGATTTGTTTATGTGCCAGCCAACGTTTCCGGTTCCATCCCAGGTTGTCGACTGGATGTAGTTGCCGAGTTTGAGGTTGCCGATTGTCCCGTCACCAATGAGCGTTTCCCGGATGATGGTCTGCCCGTTCTGAATAACAAACGGAAGCGTAACCGTGGCTCCGGCGTACTGGGTCACAGCAAAACGGTCAGCCAGAAAAACAACCTGCGACTGCATGCCACCAGGGGTATTCTCAACCCCGATCCCCATCCCTGCTGCGTAATACTGACCATTGCTCGATAACCCGACCTTGATGGTGTACATCGCTTTCAGATCGCCGTTGACGTTGGCAATTGCCTCGGCGTTGGTGGTGATAGCTGCTGTATGCCCGTTGACGGTCGCCGTGATGCTGTTTACCTGCGTGGCCATAGCCTGCTGATAATCCGAGAACGTCTGATTAAGGCTATTGATGGATGCCTTGTTGCCGTTCACGTCCGTCTGAAGACTCAGCAGAGAGCGTGCCGTTGCCTCCTTCTCGTTAACAATCACCTCATCAATGCGGTCCAGCTGCGCGCTGTTACCGGCAACCGAAGCAGACAGAGTTTTACGCGTGGCTACCTGAGCCAGGTTTCCCTGGATAATTGCGATTGCCGAGTTCTTCACCCCGCCCGTCATGCCGTCCATGGATACACTGATGTTATCGATGCGCTGGCCCAGCGCGGTATCAGCCGTCGCCACGGTCTGCTCAAGCTCCGAGAGAGAAGACGATACATCTCCGACCGTGCTGGAAAGCTCATTAACGTTGGTCTGAACCTTCCCGACGTCCTGGGCGTTTTTGGCGATATCCTTCGCATGCTGCTCAAGTTCATCATTGGCCTGTTTGATGTCGTCAGCCATGCCAGCAATTTTTTCATTGCTGTCCACCGCGTTCTCAAGCAGGTCTTTGAACGTTTCCGACTCTTTCATATCCTCCAGAATGTCATTGGTTATTTCGCTGACATCTATCGAGGACGTGCCCATGACCCAGTCGGTCCAGTCCCCGGCGTTGCCGATACGGTCAATCAGGCGCGCGCGGTACCACTGGCGAACGCCGGCCGGCATGGGGCCATGTTGATAATCTGCAGCCGGGTACGGCACCAGGACCAGCAGTTCAGGATTGGCGTAGTCGGCAGTTGTGGCGCGCTGAATCTCTGTATAGGCCGTGTCGCCAGATCCATCCGGAAATTTCCAGGTCAGGTCGATATGCCAGACCACATCTTCGGTCGCCAGGAAGTTGAGCGGAGTACCCGGTTTTCCCGTTTTACCGGAGAGATAAGTTGTTTCACCGTATCCCCATGGTGACGACGTATCCTGCGCATTCAGCGCCCGGACGCGCACGTCATAGCTGCCCGAATAAATGCCCTGAACCGAGAAACCCTGCGCGCTGGTAACCGGAACGTTTATCCAGTCCCCGTTGTCCTTACGCCACTGGGCAACGTACCGGATTGCGCCCTCTACCTTATCCCATGACACGTCCAGGCTTGCTACCGTCAGGCCCTGTGAAACATGATCGCTCTCAGTCACCACGATATTCTTCGGCGCTGAAAGGACGCTTATCGGCGTGACGGTGATCGGGGGCGACTCGACCCGAACGCCGTCATCGATGTAACGGTATTTGTTTGGATCGTGCTGAACGGCCGTAATAGTGAAACCGCCTGTGCTGTCGTCGTTAGCCGCAATTGAAGTGACCCGGAAATACTGTATTGCGAGGTTATCACTGTCTATCGCCCAGACAGCACCCGCCACAGGTGCCTGACTAAATGCGGTGGCCACCGTCACCGTTTTTTTATCTGCGCTCACCGCGCTGATTGTACGCGTCTGGGCTTTTCCGTCAGGCAGGTTAACCACCAGCCGGTCTTTCGCCGCGTAGTCTATTTCTCGATCCAGGGTAATCTGGCGGCCGTTGACCGCCCTTATGCGCCCCCCGTTCTCCTTACCGGAACGAAAAGGATCGGCGACACCGATAATTTCAGCGGGCAGAGGGATATAACCGTCCAGTCCCACGCCAAATGATACGGTACCGTCTTTGGCATTGGAGAGTAGTACCCAGCGCCCGCGCCGGTGCGCTTCACTTTGCGAGGTGCAGCCTATAGCAGTGAGGGACGTTTGCCGGACGTCGTAGCGTTCAACAAGCGCGGAATCGTAAACCCCCTCGACGGTATCGCTGTAATGGTTCTGCGGATCGGACCAGGACACCAGACAGGAGCTGTAGCGATTCTTGTATGAGCCGCCCGCATAAGTAAACAGCCCATCGATAACGTTTGAGGCGTTATAAACCCAGTCAACATCGTCCTGCGGGACGTCTGCCTGGACATAAATCTGATCGTTGCCCCAGAACGTTATGCCACGAAATACCGCGGCGAGATCGTTAAGTACCTGCCAGGCGTCCTCTTGGCTCTGAATGAAAACGTTGCAGGTGAAACGCGGTTCGGTGCCACCGGCACCGTCGGAAACCATTTCGTCGCAATACTGGGCTATTGAGTACAGCGCCCACTTATCCACCATGGATGCATCCACGCGCGTGCCCATGCCGTAAATTTCATCCAGAACCAGATCGTAAAATATCCAGGCGGGGTTATTGGACCAGGCCATTTTAAACCCGCCGGACCATGAGCCAGAATAGGTTCGGGTTATCGGATCATAGTTATCCGGAACCTTTATCAGCTTGCCCTTTATCTTACAGGTCACCTTCGGTGCGCTGCCGTTGAACTGGCTGCTGTCCACTTCGACATACAGTAGCGCCGTCAGAGGATAACGAAGCTTGCTGTCGATGACTTCCGCATACGAAAACACCTTGAAGGCGTTAACCAGTTTCGAATTTGATCCGCTGGCATCAGCCGTAATACGTCTGACCCTGACAGACCAGCCGGACGTGGATTTTGGCAGTTCGATACGGTGGTCACGCTGATATTCCGTCGTGGTCTTTCCGTCAAACTTGCCGTTTACAACCGTTTTCCAGGCGCCACCGTCTGTTGATAAATCGATCGCATACTCGGTGACCGTGCCCACCATTTCGCCGTTATCTTTATAGAGATACTGGACCGGAACGCTTAGCTTAATACGAATGGCATCCAGGGAAAGATTGGTAAACTGGCGTGTCCAGGGCGACGTGGTGGTGACAGTGGTGCCCACCGCCAGCTCGTTATCGACCTGGGGCATCCCGGCGATGTAAGTCTGGTCCTGTGTGCCCTTGCGGAACTCCCATTTCACGCCGCTGAAGTTGTACTCCCCGCTGTCGTTTGCCAGCGGCGTATCGTTGAGAAAAATGTTCTGTGCGGTCAGGTCGCCCTGTATTTCCCCCTCAGAAACGGCAATGAGCATTTTTAATTTTGCGACCGACAGCAGATCGTCAGGCTGCTCAACCGGAGTATGCGCGCTACCCCCGCCCCCTTTGGCACCCTGCAGGATGGTTTCTTGTTCAAGAAGCTGCATTTTTTCACCCATAAAAAAAGGTGCCGAAGCACCTTTAAGTTAATGGCCGCTGGCCTACTGCTGATCGCTCGAGTACATACCGGCGCTGACTATAGCTCCCCCTGCCTCGATCAGACCGTAAGCCAGGGGGACAGGATGCCCCATAGCGACGGTATTGACCGGTGCCCCGAAGGCATAGTTAGGCGTGTTATCCGTGCTTGAGGATTTACCCGCGCCGAAGGATGGCTGGGGCGTGAGCATCTGGACAACGCCGCCCAGCATCATTGATACCCCGACCCCGGTCAAAATTGACGTGGCGCTGATGGCTGTTGCACTCATCGCCGCCCCCCAGGCTGCCATACTCGCACCGGCGGTAAAGAATGCAGCGACCAGCGCAACGGCACCAACAACTATCTGAAGAACGCCAGAGTTTTTGGCCCCCTCATAAACGGGCACGATCCGGTATACGCTTCCCCCGCGGGTCATATCGAACTCTTCCAGCCCGATATTGTTATCCCCGTTGAAAAAGGCGAAACGGATCCCCTTCATATGGGCTTCCGACATGTATTTTTTGAAGCCGGGAACCTGCGAACATACTGCCCTGAGCATTTCACGCAGATCGGCAACATCAAACTGAACGCGGGCCCCGAATTTTTTAGCCATCTTACCGTCGAGAATAAGCGTTTTAAGCATTCATGTTGTCCTTATGCCTGACCACCCGGACCGTTCTGTCGCGATAATATTTCCCATACGGCGTACGCGAAGAAAGGTGCCCGAACAAATGATGAAGAATGATGTTGTCACCCAGATATACAGCGGCGTGATTGGTCACCGATGCCTGCACACTCATCATGATGATGTCCCCGGGCTGCATAGCACCGGCGTCAATCTCAACGAACCCCTCACGCTCCCAGTTGTCATCGTAGAGCCGCTCTTTGCCGCTCTCCCACCATTCGTAAGGCATTGAATAGTTCCCGAGGCCAATATCATATTCACGCTGATAATATTCCCGGATCAGCGACCAGCAGTCCGCGTAACCCAGCAACCATTGCCGCCCGGCATAATCCCGGTCTTCACGCGGGGAAATCGTACAAAAATCACCGTCCGGCCAGGACATGATCCCCCACTCAATACCCGACCAGTCACACTGGATGCGGTCCAGCTCGGAGGGCACCAGCCGGACCACATCCGGATGGGAGTGAATGACCATAATGATTTCACCGAGCGCGCGGGCAGCAAGCTGGTCTTCCGGGGAGAGCGTGAATGTTTCCTCCGGTTTATCCGCGATGTTGCGACAGGGAATAAAGATTTGCTGCTGCCCTGACTGAACAATCAGGCCACAGGCTTCTTTGGGGTATTCACCAGCGACGTGCTGACGGATAGCATCCAGCAATTTTTCACGCATTATCATTTCCCCTGCAGGTTGGCGGCCGGAAAGCCCCCGAATGGCAGCGGCGCGTCCGGACCGTGACGATCCTGACAGTCCTGACGGCGACCGCCACATACATCCTTCGACGGATCATCGGTAGGCGTGCCATCCTTGGTAAAATATTTCGTACCGTTGTAGTCGCATCCGGTTCCGCTTCGGTACCAGCCCCGCATACACCAGGTGCAGACAGGCGTAATCTGCCGGGTAGGCAGCTGAAGGCTCTGAATATCGAAGGGAGAGCACAGCTCAAAATCAACCTGTACCCTCGTCTCTGCGGTTTTGGCATTGACGAAAAAGAGTTGTACGCGCTCATCGGCCGGGCTGGCCCCAGGATTGCCGTCTTTCCAGTTGGCGGCATCGAGGTACTTAGAGAGCGTTGTGTGGATTTTTACTTTCGCCCGGACCATGTCGTCATACTCCAGGCATAGCGCCGTGACATAGTTCCCGACGTTCCCGACTGAGAGCGTGGGCGTCGGCTGGGACCCGGTACTTGATAACTCCATACCCTTAAGTTCGTAAGGATGAGGATCGTACTGGTTGCCCTGCCAGATTATGGCGGGCAGGTTCTCAGCGGCGAAGGCTGCCCAACCCTCCTCCTGGATATTGTGCGCATGAAACCGCAGCACCTGATCCATACCGAATTCGGTGCCGTCGATCTCAATCAGCTGAATAACGCTGCCGGGCTCAAGCTGTTGTATATCTGCCGTAAAACTCATATTACCCCCATAAAAAAAGCCGCCCGGAGGCAGCTTTCAATGTTCTCGATATTCTCAGGGCGCAAACGCCTGTTCAAAAGTGAAGGCCACCGTGGCTTTTTTCCCGGTAGGGAATGAAACGCTGAACGAATCGGCCTTCATTCTGAACAACTTTTTTTCACCCCATGGCGTGGTCCACCAGAAGGATTTAGTGACGTGAGACATCAGAAAAGCGCGCAGCGCAGCCGCCTCCTGTCTGGTGCCCGTCCAGTCCAGGTTCCACGTTTCCTGTTTGTCGTTAATACCCATCCCCGCTATCTGTTTGTAGCCATCCCCGAACTGGGCCTGCAGCGTTCGGGCTGTTTCAGTGCCCTGCGCGGTTTTTCGCGTGCGCCAGGTAAACGTGTCTGTCACGGTGTCCTCCTCGAATAAAGCACGCCGCCTGCGGACATTTCTTTTTTCAGTCGCTCGGTGATTGTCTGCTGAACAATCGCCTGCAGCTGTTTCGCCGTCCCCGTGGCGTTCGCCTGATTTATGCTCCCGTCACTCCCCTGCTGGCTGATGTTCACAGGGGCATAAACACTGATCCCGCCCATGCCAGCCCCGGCTGCGCTCCCGCCGCCGACCAGACCACCCGAGGCATACCCGCGCATCAGGCGATAGAGATTCGCCACGCCGATGCGACTGGTTGACTCTTTGGTGAAGACGAATTCCCCGCGGTGAACGATACCGGCTGGCTCGTACTTGCCGCCGTGCCCGGTAAAACCTCCCACGTCAAAACCCTGTGGCCGGTATGACGGGACCGCGAATGACTGACCTGCAGAGGAGGCTTTCGCCCCGCCGCTCACCCAGCCCATTGCGCTCTGGATGGTGTAAGCCACCAGCAGCTGGTTGATAACGGACACAATCATTTTGAGGATCGAGCTGGTGAAGTCCCGGAAACTCGCCTTCCCGGTTGTTGTCAGGCTGGTAAGCTGGCCCGCCAGCCCGCTGAACGTTGCCTGCGAAATCTGCTGAACGGAGCTGAAAACGTTTGTCGCTGAATCCTGATATTCGGCCCAGCCCTGTTTCGCACCGGCCAGCCAGTTTGCGCGCAGGGCATCTTCAGCCTCGAACGTCGCCCTTTGCTCTTCCAGAACCTTTTGCTGCGCCTGAGGGTTATATGAATAGCTCTCGCTGAGACGTTGCAGGGTGGTTTGTCGCCCGGCCTCGCGGGTAGATAGCCCATCAGACTGAGCCTGTAAACCCGCCCTGGCGGCTTTTTGCTGCTGCTCAAACTTCACGGCCTGGTCGGTCAGCTGGTTGAGCTTTTGCTGCCTGGCAACCTTATCACCCAGGTCGGCCAGCTGCCGCTTGTACTCGAGCGTTTCTTCCTTGTGCGCAAGCAGGGATTTTTCCTGCGCCGTAAGCTGACGACGACCAGCCGCCTCCTGCAGAACGGCGAACTGATTTTCAGTCTGCCAGAGATCCTGCCGCTGTTTGCTTATGACGTCGTTTACGCTGGTATGCTGCTCGAGCGTTTTAAGCTGGGCCTGAAGGGTGAGAAGTTCAGCCTGCGCTTTTTCTTCAGCTTTGTCCCCGGCTGGCGTTGAATAGCTTTTGCCTTTCGGCGTTTTGGGATCCTTCCACTGCTTTTCAATCCCGGCGCGTGCTGCCGCTATGTCCTTTTCAGTCCACAACGTGGCGATGCCGTCTTTCGCATCCTGGCGGTTTTTAGCAATAAGCTGATTGAGTTTTTTCTCCGCAAGGGCACGTTTTTCTGCCGCCGTCGCCCCGGATTCAACCATCTGATAAAATTGCTGCTGGGTCCGGACGGCCTGTGTCTGCTGTTCCGTCCGCATTTTTTCCCTGGCAGCTGCCAGCCCTTCCTGGGCATATTGCTTATCGGCAAGATCGTAAGCCTGCTTCTTAAGCTCTACCTGCTGGCGCGCGTTTCTCAGCCTTTCCGCATCTGCCTTTTGCAGAACGTTGTTACCGGCATAGTCCGGATCAACCTTGAGATTGCCGGACAGTGCACGGTATTCTTTCTCAGCTGCCTGCCATTCAGCAAAAGAGTCCTGGCGCTTCATCGCGGTGTCAGGATTACGCCCTATGCCCAGCATCGCATCCCACGCGCCTGAGGCCGCATTCTTCACCCAGTTCCAGGCTTTTTCGAGGGAGCCAAGATTTTCCTCAACCGCCCCGGCCCGCTGAATGACCGCATCAGAATATGCGCGCATGGCAAGCTCTGATGCTTTCTGCGTATCTCCCATCGCCTGAGCAGAGGCAATCTGTTCATACTGCGTGGCCGTCAGAAAATGCAGCGAATCGTTGAGCGTTGTGACTGCATTAACCGGATCATCCTTCAGGCGTTTAAACTGGTTGATGGTTTCGTCGACGGCCTGCCCGGTGGCCTGCTGCAGCCTGGCAGCAACATTGCTCACCATGCTGACATCATTACCGCTAAACGCACCACTTCCGACAACCTGCGCCAGCACACCTGCAGCAGCATGCTGTGTGATGCCATTACCTGCCAGTGAGCGCGCCAGTGCCTGTAGCTGTCCGGACGTTTTCCCGGCGTAATTCCCGGTCAGGATCAGCTGCCTGTTAAATTCCTCGGACTCTTTGCTGCCGTCATACCAGGCTTTACCCAGCCCGTAAACCGCCGCGGCAATACCACCAACCATGCCGGCGATCCCAAGCCCGCGCAGCGACAGCAGCTGGTCTATCCATCCTGCCCGGTTCGCCAGCGTGATCCCGGAGCCGCGCAGTGCACCGAAGTTACCGCGCATGACCTCGCCGATCAGTATCCCCAGTTCCTGCCGCGCTGCGGCACTTTGCAGGCCCAGACCGTGCGTGGCCACTTTGGCAGCCTCGAGCTTGCGGATATAGACCTCAGCCGCATCGCTTGCACCAACCTGCGCCGCCTTCATGCGCAGCAACTCGGTACCGGAGAGTTTTTGCTCTGCGACCTGTTGCTTCAGTTGACTGAGGAATCGGGTACGCGCGGCGGCCGATTTTTCCTCTACGATCTGCAGCTCTTTTTGCCTGGCCGTGGTGCGGGAAATCAGGGCGAGATAATCCTGCTGGGTGATATTGCCCTGTGCCCTTGCCGCACGAAAGCGCGCCTGCACGTTCGCAAGCGACTGCGTTTCACCATTGAGCTGGCGAACGCCGTCAATCTGGCGGAAAAAGGATGCCGCCAGTTCATCCTGACGGCGGGCAAGCGCTGCGGCCTGTCCGTCATTTTCCCGCATACGCTGATTAAGCTCGGTCACGCGGCGGTGAGTTTCATCAACGGACTTAGAAACGTTCTGCCAGTCTTTGGCCAGCCCTTCCGTTGCAGCAGACTGTCGGGCTTTCATATCTGCGGCAGCCGCCGCGCCAGCATCGCCCACGCTCTTTAATGCCGCGCTCTGACGGTCCGCTGCACGCTGCATTCGCGCCTGAACTTTATCAGACTCATCCGCCATTCCTGTCAGTTGCCCTTTGATTCGGGCGACCTGCTCGCTGAAGGTGGCGCGGTCAACATCCAGCTTAATAACCAGATCGCTAATCTGCTGGGCCATATCGGATACCTCCTGTGATCCCCTCGGCGGCGGTCATCAGCGTGTCATCATCCGGCTCATCATCGCTGATGACGCTATCCGAAGGAGAAAGCAGGCTGAAATGTGCGGGGGTAAGTTCCGGATCGCGGAAGAAAAGAGTGGAGATGGAATAAAGCAGCTCTGAGAAATGCGCATCGAGCTGCGCGTCCTGAAAATAATGATCCCGGTAGAACTGGTGCCAGTCGCCCAGCTCACTGGAGGTCATTCCAGCCAGCATGGCGCGCCAGTCGGGTCGCCCGAACTCGCGCGCCAGATTCAGGACAAACTTCAGCTCGCTGGCAAGGGCTTTTCCGCCGTAACGGTTTCTGCGCTTTCGGCCTCCGTTGAGCCATCTGGATCTGCAGCGTTGTCTTCATCAACCGGAACGAGCATGCCGGAGAGCAGCTTTATTTCCATTTCTGCTTTACCGATCGCCTCCGGCGGCCAGCCGCTCAGCACCTGCTGATATAACGTTTCCACATCCGTGCCGGCCGGATCGTTATGCCACAAAGACATCGCGATCAAACGCGCACCGCAGCGAATATTTGAGCCAATCAGCCTGGCCGTCATTTCCTGATCGCTGATGCCCTCGCTGTCAGCACTGACGGCCCTTTCCTCTGCGGCCATAAACGTCAGGAACTCAATACGCTGAAGCGCCGACAGCTCGAAGATGGTCAGGGATTCTGTTTGCCAGGTGAACTTCTCTTTTTTCAGAAACATGCGTCCTTCCTTACGCTGCAGTTACGGTGACTTTGCAGACCGCAACGAAATTACCGTCGCTGGTCATTACAATAATGTCAGCGGTGCCTGCCGCCACGCCGGTGACGGTGATCGCGTTGCCGCTAACGGTGACCGTTGCTTTTGCCCCGTCAGAGGTTGCCACGCGGAACGAGGTATCAGAGGCGCTGGCAGGATTAACCGTCACATTGAGCGTTGTGGTTGCACCGACGGCCACGCTTGCCGTGGCTTTATCGAGCGTGACGCCGGTGACGGGGATATTCGGGCTCCCGCTTTCTTCAGCCAGCTCCGGCTTGCCGGTGTTGGTGATTTTCGCTGTGCGGGTAATAACCTCTTTTGCCGGGATGGCTTTACCCAGGCTGCTGCACCAGCCGCGGAAAACGTCGACGGTACCGTTCGGGTATTTGATTTTGTAATAGCGTACTGAGCCATCAATAAACCATGCGACCAGGTCTTTTTGCCCTTCTTCACCCGGCTTCCAGGCGAGGGTGAAAGAGGTGTCGCCAGCAGATTTTGCCCCCTGAGCGGTCGCGTTCCAGTCGGCGTCCTCGTCGTCGAGGTAGGTGTCGTCATACGATTCGGCGGTCATTTCGCCAGGCGTGAGTTCTTTGATTTTCGCCAGGCGATTCCAGTCGATATCAGAGAGTGGGTTGGCGAAAGCGTTACCCGTTCCTGTGTACAGCCAGAGCGTGGTACCGGCACCTTTTACAGGAGCGAGTGGATTAGGTGTTGGCATGTTTTCCTCACATTTCGTAAGTGATTGAATATTTCATATCGGCGGAAGTCCACAACCCCATCGCATCATCGCGCTGATAATCGAAGCCTTGTGGAACCATGAGCGTTAACAGTGAATCGAGACCGGGTACGTCAGCGAGGGCAGGATAAATATGGCTTTCCATCCATTCATCCAGTTCGGAATCTGGTACCTGCGAGGACAGGAAGACCTCAATATGTAACGTTGCCGCCCACATATCGGCATCAAGTTCTTCGCCGGTATACTCCGCATCGGTCAGATAGACCGCAACGGCAGGAAAATCCTCCTCCTCAATGACAGCAGGACGCCCGTCAAAAAACATGACGTCGTTCCCGATGGCCTCTTCAAGCACATCAATAATTTTCTGGCGAATGAGAGTGTGTTTCATCGTGTCAGATGCAACCTCAGTTGTTGCCTGAGGGCATAGCCAAGTTGTTTTGGCATTTCCTCTTCAAGCATGCGTTTCTTTTCTGCTTCGAAAGCAGTTGTGAGGGGCGCGGACAATGGAATTTTGACCACGTCGATGGGATAACGACTTTTTCCTGCAATTCGCTTCATGACGTGCCAGCGGCCGTTCGCCAGGCGCTGGATAAAGGCGTCGCGAAAAACATAACGGCCAATTCTTAACACGCTACTTTTTCGAACCAGCGGGCCCTTTCGATTCGTCGCCCTGACCTGCGCGGCACCGAGTTTGATGGCGGGAAGATTGCCCCGGTTAACCTTAATTCGGGCCGCTGAGTGCCCTGACGCCGAGGCTTTGTTGATTCGCACCCTTTGTCGTACCAGCTTTACGGGTATCCCCGAAACGCGGTTATCACCGGCTACCGTTTCTTTCGCCACCCTTCGGACGGCAACCGAGACGCCATTAGCAGCAACCCGGTTCACAGCCCATGCGCTGGCATTGGGAACCATATTTCTGTCCAGGCTATCCAGGTTAGCGATCGCCTGCTCAAGACCTTTTATCGACATGAATGCTCCTTAACGACGCCGCGAACCGCCGGGAGGTGATCCACTACCCAGCCAAACATGGCAGGACCCGCAATTATCCGGACCAACGCGATCAACCCAAAATTCACGCCCGTTAAACTTCAGCGTATCCAGCCTTTCCAGCCCGCTAACATCCGATGTGTTCACAAACAACGTCGGCCTGGTTCCATCAATTCGGATCCCCACTTCGGCGTAACCAATGTTCTCTGGATCGTCAAAGACCCCCCGGAGCGTGACGCCGGATAAAGATCCTGAGGTTATCCTTGCCTCTGCGCCCATCACTCCACGTATAGTGGTATCCGCGCGCGCCATCGCTTCATCAAAAAGATTGTCGAAATCAGCCATTAGGCCCCCTGTCAGATTTCCCGGGCCAGCTCCCGAGATATCAGGTCGTTAGCCTCTACGTCAGTCACGCGGATAACGACACCAGGCTCGACAATAGACACAGACTCGTTACGCGTGGCGTGAAGCGCGTTTATGTGCAAGGTCACCAGCGTTTCAACCGCCACCAGCGCGCCGATCTCTGTTGATGCAGGATTTTCGGTAATCGAGCCAGAAGTGTTATCCGCGCCAGGCTGGCTCGACGTGCTGGTAACAGCACTACTGGCCGCTTCCGCTCCCTCTTCTCCGTCTTCGTCGAGTTCCTCTTCGAGCTCAGAAATACGTAACGTAAGCTCCTGGATCGTGCCTGTGACGTTGACCTCACGATCAAGCTTTACGCCCAGCTCTTTCAGTCGGGCGATAAGGGTTTCTTTTTCTGTCATGGGAAATACTCCAGAAATGTGGCCCGACAGGGCCACTTGGGAAAGTTATGCCAGCTTGACTGAAACGAACGCGTCAGGATCTGGCAGCAGCATCAGCGGAGCTGACTGAATCATGGTGAACTCACGTGCCGGGTCGCCCGTTTGCACCCAGTTTTTCGGGTAGCGCGTTGAAGCATTAATGCCTTCGCGCTGGGCATCTGCATCCAGAATGCAGCCATAGGTACGCAGGCCGCGCGCCTGGGTATTTCCCAGCACCATTGTCAGGTCTGGCAGAGCGTTCTTTTTGACGTCATTTTCAACAAGCTGGCCTGCGTAAACGACAATGGCCACATCTCCGTACATGCCCTTATAAGAAACGGCTTCACCCAGGTCTTTCAGAGCGGTTTCCAGTTCGGAGTTAGAGCCGCGACGTGTATCCAATTTTTCCTTCACCGCGTCGAAAGAGCGGAACAATGCCCAGCCCTTCGGATCGAACACAATAATGTTGATTGTGCCGCTGGCGTTGAGCGCGTACGCCTCAATATCATCGGTCGGGTCGTACGTTTTTTTGTCGCGAGAGGACCAGGCAGCTGCACCCGCCTGGATGATGTTGTTACCGGCACTGCGGCCCATATCGACTTCTACTGGCTCAAATGCTTCTCCGCTCATGGTGTATTTCCCATAGAGCACAGCTTCAATTGCTTGCTTCTCTTCCACCTGTGCAATCGCCAGCTCTTCATCTTTCATGTTTTGAAGGATGATGCGGCGGCGGCGATAGGCAGGGTCGGCCAGATTTTGTGGGTCTTCATCAGGCAGGCGGCGAAGAGTCATCAGCGGGTTAACTTCATGCTTAGGCTTCACATAGCCAGGCGTAAATTCCGACGTGCTGCCGCCACGGGAACGGATCACTTTCCCGGAGACAATCGGCGACACGTAAAGAGCCATGTTGACCAGGCCAGGAATTTGCGACAGGTAGACTTTTTCTGTACTGAAGGGATAAGTTTCGCGAAAGAAGATGCGCAGGAAGAGCGGATCGAACTTGAATTTCTTCTCATTGACCGCCAGAAGCTGGGCTGTTGTGTACACTGACATAGAATTTTCCCGTAAAAAAAGCCGCATATGCGGCTTTTATGAAAGTTGAGGGTGATTAAACGATGCTGATCGCAGTACCGGCGAACGCGTTACGCTTGATATTTTCGTCGGTAACAGCAGATGGCCAGAGCACATCTTCGATGCGGAACGAGCCGGATTTATAAAATGCCAGTTCTGCACTGCTCTGGTCAGCAGTAACCGCCAGAATGCCGGTTGCTGCACCTGCATTCTCGCCGTCCCACACAGTTAGCTTGCCTGACGTAGCATCGAGCATGAGCGGGGTCATTGCCGGGGTGGATGCTGTCAGTTCGCCCGGTGCATACGCAGTGTGTGCCGGATCGCTGTTACCGAGCGGCTGGTGATGAGTAAATACTTCGGTGATTGCCATGTTAGCCTCTTATACGGGGGTGTTTAACAAATCGTCGCCGGCTTCAGCAGAGACATTCCCTGCAGAAAGAGCGCCAGGTGCGGTTTCCATCAGACGATCCAGCGCCGTATCGGTACGCGCCTGGGCACTTTGCGGCGCCGCAGCCAGAATGCGCTGCGCACTCTCGACCGTCATGCCCGGCGTTTCGGCCAGCGCGCGGGCCTGTGATTCGCGACCTTTTGCCTCTTCGCAGTTCAGAATACCCATGATGCGACCGTTCTCGGCGGCTACGGCTGCCGAAACCTGAGCGCTGAGGTCTGCCGGGGCCGTTAAAGCCGCGGTTGTTGTGTCAACGGTGGTGACCTGCTCAGTTGGTGCAGAAGTCTGTGTAGCTGTCTGGTCAGCTGGCTGATTGGTCGCTGCAGATGCAGAAGGTGATGGCATAGTTCCTCCAGTGGTTGTTTTTTTGCGTCTGTCGAGTGCTTCACGCATCACGCCGAGCGCATCGGTATTGTTAACAAGTTCATCCGCCAGACCGTTATCCACGGACTCCTGGCCTGAGAAGACAGCCGCTTCAGTGTCCAGTACGGCCTGCACTGACATGCCGGTATAAGCGGAAACCTTTTCGGCAAACATCTGACGAGTGGCATCGATACGCGTCTGAAAATCCGCGCGAACGTCCTTCGGTAGTTTTTCGTAAGGATTGCCGTCGACTTTGTGATCGCCGCTGTAAATCAGCGTGACCTCAACACCGTTAGTTTTCAGTGCAGCGCCATAATTACTGTGCGCCATCATGACGCCGATAGATCCGGTTCTGGCCGTTTGCGTGACAAGCCGTCGTGATGCAGAACTGGCAATAAGCTGCCCTGCGCTGCAGTTCATATCGTTCGCCAGCGCCCAGACGGGCTTGATATCCCGCATCCGGGCAATAATATCGGCACAGTCAAAAGCCCCGGACACCATCCCGCCCGGCGTGTCCATATCCAGCAGGACACCGTCCACGCCGGGATCGCTGATTGCCTGCTGCAGGCGGGCAATGATCCCGTTATAGCCCGTCATACCGGAATAAGGCTGCAGTGACCGGGTTTTGCTGACCAGCGTGCCGGAAACGGGAAGCACCGCGATCCCGTTTGTTACCTGATAGCTCCGCGCTGGCCGGAGCCCCATTTCCTCATCATCGCCAAACAGCGCCAGCGGCTCTGCAATTTGTTCTGCACCGAGCGTGACGCCAGAAGCGGGATCCGTCAGACGGGTGATACCCAGCTGGCCTGCCAGCGCGCAAAAGAAAACCCGCGC